CCTCGAAAGTCTGGGGGCGGTTCACTTTTGCCGGGCAGTCTGGGCACGGGATTTTGCAGGCCTCGAGGGCTTCGCAAGCCTCGCAGTACCGATCGCCCCCGCTGAAGTGCCAGTCGGCAAGGGCGCGGAGACGTTTTTTTCCTGTTCCAACACCAGGGCCTTGGCGACATAGCCTGTCTGGAACGCTTCAAAGATCGGATAGACGTCGAGCAAGGCGTCAACACCCTCGGGCGTGAGGCCAAGCACCTCGCCGTCTGTGTCGCCGACACCCTCCCAGGCAGTCACCGCCCGCCGCCCCAGCGCCTTGGCAAAGACCAGCGCACGGTCCTCGTTGCTGGCGTCTTCGGGCAGGGTCTCGACCGTGATATCGCCACGGGTGGACACCATCAGCGCCGTGGTCAGCGGCAGCAGCTGCACCCGGACCCCGGGCGACAGCTCAAGCCAGCGTGGCTTTTTTGACAGATCAAGTTTAAGCATGATCAATAGGCCTCCACATCGTTGACTAGGGTGATCGTACACATCCGGCCCAAGGTGGCGTCCTTGGCGGCTTGCCAATCAAAGGTGGCCTGCACGCCCTGCGGCCCGCCGATCTCCACGCGCGGGCGCGGCAGATAGACCGAATGGGCTGTGACCGTGAGGCTCACACCTGTGGGCAGCAGGTAAGAGAACTCCAGTTCACAATCCGCTTCGTTGATTGCTTGATCCATCAGCGTATTGTCGGCAAAGCGCACCTCCATGCTGCCCGAAAGTGCTGCCAGTGACGGATCCGCGCCGTCGATCATCCCGTCGGCGCGGATCGTCTCAATGCGGTCGAGATTGTTGGCATAGGTGATCTGGGTCGAGACCACGTTGCCCAGTGCCACCCCCTCGCGCTTGATGGCCCCGTTGAAATGCCCAAAGCGCTGCAGCGCAATCTCCGCTGGCGTGCCAACACTGGTGGTGGTCTCGACACTCTCACCCTGTGCGACCATGCTCACTGAGGCCGTCAGAAGCCCGGAGCGTGTCATCTGCCACGACAGCTGATCGGCCACGCAGCCCGCATAGATCGCAAAACGCGGGATCTCGGGCAAAGCGATCTCGATCGAGAGGCTTGGCAGCGTCCAACTGCCCGAGCGGAATTCGTGGCTATAGGGGGCCTCAGCGCCCGTGGTGATCGGATCGCCAAAGGTGGCCTTCAGCCAATAGCCGAACGCGCGCGCATCGATGGGAACCACCACGTTGCCATCAGCGGTCAGTGCATCTTTGATCGGCGCAAGCGGATCCCGCCCGTAGCCCAGAAGTTCCGAGTTGAGCAGTGGTTGCTCTGCGCCAAGCGTGGCGCTGGCGAAGGGTATTTTGACGTAACCGGTCGCGGGCGAGGTGCCGTAGATGGATTCGAACGCAAGCGCCATCTGCGACCGCGCCCTTTGAGCTCGTGCCATTGTGGTTTCTCCTATATTTGTTGGACGATGAGTCCCGGGAGGGGCCGAAACTCAAAAAGGCAGACTTGAATGATGGACCAAAAGTATCCCGCCGCAGGCTCCGATAGCCGCTCCCATCTTGGTGCAGGGTCGCGCATCACTGGTGAGCTGTACTTTCCCGGCACCGTCGAATTGCCCGGTTATGTCAAAGGGCGCGTGGAAGCGTCCGCGATCGTCATTGAGGAAGCAGGTGAGGTCGAAGGCGAACTCTGCGCCGCCAGCATCGCCATCAAGGGGCGCGTCAATGGCCAGATCATCGGTGGCATCATAAAGCTGCACACAAGTGCGCAGGTGACCGGCGAGATCACATATGAGAGCCTGAGCATCGAGAGCGGCGCGCAAGTGGAAGGCCAATTCAAGGCGCAAGCATACCAAGTACCCGACGCCGGTTGATCAGGCTAATGGATCGGCCGTGGAATAGTGCAGCACCACCAGGATCACGGCAGCCTTGAGATTGGCCGCACCCTCGACGGGCAGATCCACCGGCTGTGGCGCCTCCGCCTCGATCCAGTCGCAAAGACCGCCGAGCGTGCGGTCGGCCGCAATCACCGCGCCAATGCTGGCGCCGAGTGTGTCGAAGGCAACGTCACGGTCAGTGCCCTGCACGACCGCCTCTATCTCGGCACGGTGTTGGTAATGGTACCGCAACGGCGATAGCGTGACCTCTGGATCCCCCGGCTCGCCATCGCGCAGGATCAGCAGGCCATCAGCGGGCACCCGTTCCGGCAGCACATCGCCGCGCAAGGCGGTGGCGGGCAGCGCTAAAAGCCGCGCGTGCAGCGCGGTGAGGATGGTTTCACGATGTGTGGGCAACTTAAACCTCGTTCCGGCTCTTAAATCCCGGGTATCAGATCACTGATCCGATTCGATGATCTTATATACATTCGGCCGCCCCACGCGCAGGATCGGATTCTGTTTTCCTGCCTCGTCAATGCCAACGAGCCTCTGGCTTGAAGGCAAGGTCAGTCGCTTGCCAAAGTTATACTTCGGGTATTTGCCTTCGATGTTGGGGTGCATCGATGCAGCTATTTCTACATCTGCATTAGAAATGTATCGGCCACACCAACGCTCTATGATGTGTTTCCAGTCCGCTGCACGCGTTCCTTGCGTAGTCTGCTGGGCGTCCATCCACTCGTAGGCCATGCGAATACAATCGTTATGTTCATGCTTGAGCTGGAACACTTTTGCATCTTTTTTTGCTTGTTCGATCTGATCGTCAGACAAATTCACCGTGAGTTTCCTTTTTTGTTGTATGGGAAAGAAAAATTACGTTTGCCCGAGTAATGCAAGCGTAAATGGGTATTCTGATTTTTTCAAACCCGACCGTCCACCCAATTCACCATGATCAGCCCCGGTACGCTGTCGAGCGCCCGCTTTGCGTCCCGGTCAAGGTTCAGCCGCTTCGGCAGCTTAACTTGCGGGACCAACAGGAAGATCGGCGCGGTCACCTTTCCGCGTCCGGTTTTCGAGCGCGACACCACCGCCTGGCCCGTCGTATTCAGCCGCCCTTCTGCCACGAGCAGGCTCGGTCCCCGCTTGCGATAGACAAACCGCAGCCGGAGCCCACGCCGTCGTTCCCATTCGCCGGGTGTGATCCGGCCACCGCGCGCGCCCTTGCCTGCAGCTTCTGTCGGGATCGCCAACCAAAAGCCGTTCTTTGAGCGGATCAGGGGCCCGGTGTCATGTGCGCCGATGATCACGGGCGCTTTGGACCACACAAGTGCTGCGGCATCGAGGCTCTCACCAGCCTTCGGATAGGTCTGGTTTCGGATGGAATTGCCCACCCGCCGACCCAGCCCCGCTTGCGTAATTTGCCCGCGCCAGTCGGATTTCAGCTGTGTCCCCGCCGCGCGCATCGCCGCTGTGACCGCCTTTTCTCCAGCCTTGATTTCGGCTGCTATAATCGCGGCCAGATTGGGAGAGATGGTAATGTTGAGTTTCATGCAGGTCTCAAATCTATGGTCCAGACAAGCCGCTCGCGGTCGCGCACAGGCTCGCCCTGAATAAGGAAGGCATCACCATCGATCTCGATCCGGTCGCCGGGGCGCGGGTTCGGCACTTCAGCCACCTGCAGGTCGACCCGGGTGGTTTCCGTCCAGAGCCGGGCATCGCCGAACTCAGTGACGTCATCGGCGCGTCGGGCAATGAGGCGCACCAGAACGGGTGCGCCTCCGTCGGCGATATAGACCGCATCGCGCCCGATATTGCCATCGGCGAAGAGCGCGCCGACAGCAGCGGCAAAGGCAGACATCACGTCCGCCTTGCTGAGCGCAGCACCTGCGGCCGGGTGCAGATCGGCAGCGGATTGCTCTCGATCTCGAGACGCACCCATTCGTCGCGATCCCGGTCGGGGATCATCCGCGCGTAGAGCGGCTGGCCCAGCGTGTTGACCGTCTCGAAGGTATCAGCGGGGGCGTAGTAAATCTCGAACAGCCCCTCGACGCCTTCAGGATAAAAATAGGCTTTGTCGGTCGGCACGCCAAATCCGAGGCCGCCACGGTAGCGGTGGAAGCTGATGCCGCCAAAGCTGACCGCTTCCCCGATACGGCCCCGCAAATCCGCAGCGGCGGCCGTGTTCAGATAGGTCTCGCGCACTTCCTTGTGGGCGACAAGATCAGCAAAAAAGGCCGAACCGCATTCGGCGCGAAGTTGCACCTGTCCAGCGGCGAGCCCGCCAAGACTGTCCTCAACACTTTCGATCAGGGCTTGGCAGCGTTTGCGCAGCGCCCCCGAGCCGGGGGTGGCATTGTCGAGGTCAAAATCCACTTCCACCGCAGGCGTGATGCCAAACTCGGTGTAGTAGTTGATCACGGTCGCACCGTCCTTGGGGTCTTTCACCACCCCTTGAATCCCGTTGAAGAGATGAAACTCAAAGGTGGCCTCGGCGTCATTTCGGAGCCGCCCCATCTTGCGCGCCACTTCTGCCTGCACCTGTTGGGTTGCGGTTTCCGAGCCAAAGTCACGGATGCCCTGGATCTCTGAGGCCCAGAGCACATCCTGCTTTTTAAACTGTCGACAGACAAAGGCCCGCATGTCGCGCCGTTCAGGGACCTGTTGTTCGTAAGCCGAGCCGCGCTCCGAGAACGGGATCAACGACAGCGTGCCATTGCGGCTCTCAATCATAATCGTACGCGCCCGCACAC